TCCTTCACCAGCCATACCTAATTGAGGTCCTATCATAGCTAGTTCAGATATATCATCTATAATCCCACCACCAAAGAATGAACCTAATCCACCTACCAACATAGCGGCAGAAAATGCTATCATACCAACAGATGCTAATAACAATGCTGGTCCTAATAACATCAATGCACCAATATTTTCTAAAGATAATGCCCCCATCATAGTTACGAATCCTTCTGCGATTGCACTAATGATTGGTGGAATTGCTCCCATTACCCCAACTATTACACCACCAAATGCTTCAATTGCTGGTGTTGCTATATTTAATGCGATTGCGAATGGAATCATAGCTAATCCTAATGCTCCTATCAATGCTATTCCTAAGAATGGTAATCCACTAGCGGCTGCCGTTCCTAATGCCGTTAATCCAATCCCCAATGCACTTAAACCAGCAGATGCTGCTATTCCTAATAATGATATAGCGATTAAGAATGGAATAGATGCTATTGCTAACCCAGCTGCTACTGCGAATGCTCCTAATGCAAGCGAACCCATAAATGTGGATGCCATAGTAGTTAATCCTACTGATAATGATGTGAAATTAGGTGCTAATTGTGCTAATGGTGTTAATCCCATAAATAATAAGAATGGAATTGATGCTATAGATGGAATTGCTGCTATTCCGAATGCTGCAACAGCCAATGAACCCATAAATGTGGATGCCATACTATTAAGACCTGTTGCCAATCCACTAAAGTTAGTTTCTAATTGTTTTAATGGAGTTAATCCCATAAATAATAAGAATGGAATTGATGGAAGTGCTATAATAAAAGCAGGTCCTGCTAATGCTACCGCTCCGATACCAGCAAATACTTTACCATCACCCATAGCTTTCAAACCTTCAGCCATATCTTGGAATTTTTCTTTCATTCCACCACCACCTGCTGCTTTACCACCATCACCTAACGTTTCAGTCATTTTTTCAGGTTTTGGTATGTTCTCTGTTGGGGCGGATTTAGTAAACAACCCCTTTACCCCACCTTTTATTTTTTGGCCCATATCTTTCATTCCACCTTTACCGATGTTTAAAAGATTTTTACCTAAACCTTTAGCTGATTCAGCTGCACTACCTAATATGTTACCAATTCCAGATGAACCACCCATCATTTTGTTCATTATAGCAGTTTTAAGTACAACTTTACCCATTTCCATTGCCATAGAACCAGCCATCTTTGCGCTCGATGTGAGGAATCCTTGCGCTCCTTCTACAAAACCAGCATATTCACCATATTTAGCAGTAAGTTCTTTTTGCTTTTCTGCAGTTTGGATTTTAGTTGTTAACTCTTGAACCGACATGCCATATGCTTCGGCTGTAAGTCGTTGTTCTGTTAAATTTAAATCATTAAATTCTTCTGCAGAACCTACCTTATCCATTAACAAATCAGCCATTTGGGTTTCAATACGTTTTCTTTCGTCTGCTGAAGTTGCTTGTTGTCTTGCTAAAGCTAAGTTACGCATTTCATTTGCGCCTATATCCTTACCAGTCATAGCTCTTAACTTAGCTTCTTTTTTCATCGAAGTTTCAATATCCAACATACTATTAGATAAAGCTTCGATATCAGACATTGTCATACCACGTTTCTGAAGTTCAATATTACCTTCAATGATAGTTTTTAATTCTTCTTCACTAGCACCAACCAATCTAAACATTTGGTCACCAAGACCTTTTACTGCCATTTTACCTGATACACCTGCTTCTTTAGCTATATCAGATATTGTATCTTTTACATCACCAGCTTCAACACCTGCTGATTCAAATGCTTCGGTTAATTTTAGTGCAGTTGTTGCATCACCTGTTAATGATGCTACTTCAGTAACACCTTTTATTAAATCAGTAGTTGCTGCGTTAATACTACCATATTCTTCGGTGATTGCTTGTGCTGATGCTGCTATTTGGTCTGAACCATATAGGAATCCAGTTACACTCATTGAGGCAGCATCAATATTACCTTTTAATGCAAATGCTTCACCAACACTTAAACCTTGCTGAGTTACCATATCTTTCAATGCATCAACGTGAGATGATAACGATTTTCCAACATTTTCAAATGCTTTGTTCATAGCAAGAGCGGCTACACCACCCTTAGCTATTGCTCGTTCTAATTCTGAATCCAACCCAAGAATATTCTTTGTGGTATTCATCAATTCATCGTTGATGGCAGCTCGTTCTCTGTTTGCCATTAGAATTTCTTCAGTTGCATCTAATTGATTTATTAGATGGGCGTTTATTGCTTCACCCTTTTCTTCAGCTTCTTTTATTAATTCTAATTTAGCTTTTTGTACTGCTTCAATTTGAGCATTAACTTTTTCAGATTCCGATTCTAATTGAGCGGTTTCCGTTAAACTTGCTACTAAATCCTGTTGTGTTTGTTTGGCATCGTTAGAAATCTTACCTTTGACCTTAGCCAATGAAATAAGTGAATTAAGCACACCACGTTCCTTCTCCCTCAGTTTAAGTTCTTCCTTAACTGATTCGTTGAAACGCTGTTGGTCTTTTATTTTCTTTTCTGATGCCATAGATTACTTCTAATTATCTACCCATTTTTCTTCGTTGAGCATCATATGCTTTAAGAGCATTGTTTAGATTTCTTAATTTCTGTTGTGTAGCTTTATCAGGCGCTGAAGTGATTACGTTTTCGATATCACTATCTATTCCTTTTAGTTTTTGATGTAGTTTTTTACTTTTACTTTTGAATATATCAAAAATACCTTCATCCAACCCAGCTTCGGTGAACATTTTTTTAAGTTCTGATAATTTTATCTTTGCCATAGTATTATATCCCGTTGTTATATTCTATAAATATAGAAATACCCAACAAATCATCAAAAAATCTGTTGGGTATTATATTATCTTCTTATTGCTTTAGCTTTTTTAGATTCTTTATCATATGCTTTCTTCTCTTCTTGCTTCCATTCTACTATTTTACCAATATAGAATTTACGAGCCCAGACAGGCATATTATAAACATCTGAAAAAGTGAATCCACCATTTCCGTGGAATATCAAATCAAAAATGTGAGAGTGTAAATGCTTTCTATAACTATGATTGAGGCCAAAAAAACCCTAAATCCATAGGCAGTAGCATATCTCTCCTTTCCCCGGTCTCTTCAGATATAAATTCATATGTTAAATCCATATCTGGAATAACTTTATTTATATGCGTTCTGAGAGCCCTTGAATCGGCCGCAAATAATTCATTATCCACAAAATGGTTGATTGCTTTTTGTTCTGTTTCATCATCAACAGATACAATTGTATTTTTTAATCTGATGGTAAGTTGTTTATCAGTTCTATCCTTCATCTTTCTAGAAGCTCTTTTGGATTCTTCTAATTGATGTTTGATTTTTCTTTCCTTACTTTCAGTTAATGCCATAAAAGTAACTTTTCTTTTAGATTGTGGTAATTCAAACTCAAATTCGTTTTTATGCAATTCGGTTTGTCCTGAACCATCGTACTCAGTTGATTCAAATTGAGTTAAATCAATTGTTTCTTTTTGTTTTGTACCTGGTTGTGTTGGGTCATCAATCTCTACTTCATAATCTTTACCATATCCTAAGATTCTAGCTGCAATCATAATAGCGTTTTTATCACCTAAAGTAAGGTCTACATACTTTACAGGCGTTCCTTCACCATTTGATATAATAAGAGATTGAAATAATCTATCTAATACTGAACCATCTTTTATATAAGATTGGGTAGTTAAGATATCTTCTTCTTTAGCAGTCATATACTTCATCTCTATCTTTCCAGTTGATAGAGAATTATCTTTAGAATATATAAGACCTTTGGAAGGTAAATCTACGATTTCTGTTGGAAATTTGTAATCAGAAACCTTTTTCTGCTCGTATTGTTGTTTAGCGAGCTCCACCATATCCTCATTGGAAACTGGTGCTTTGTAATCATCTTGTAATTTTTCTTTACTCATAACGTTTCTCGTTTTAAAACTTTTTTAATATTGGTTAACCATATATAAATATACAAATAATATTAATTAAACGAAAAAACCTCAACATTTCTGTTGAGGTCTCTCATTATTTAATTTCTAATATATAAATATAACAATCTGAAATTAATATTGTAATATTGCGTAATCGTATGCAAGTGTTAAATCTACAGTTGCTAAATCTTCACCAGTATAATCCATGTCTGAGAATTTTGCTGTTTCGATGAAAGCTCCTTTTAACGTCCACTCTTCTACTTTATCACCAACAGGACCCAAACTGTTAAATGTGATATCTTTTTTATAGAAGTCGGAGTAACCATCTCTACCTGTTACTGATTCGTGGTGTAATCTTACCCACTCCATTGCTGCTTGCGCTGCTGATGGAACTACTGGGTCGTATAATGATATAGTTAAACTACTCCACTCACTTCTTCCTTTTACATATCTTCTAACATTGATATGGTCGATTGTAACCTTACCATTTGCTATTTCTGGTCTGTTAGCGGCTTTCACTAAGTACGCTGGAATTCCTTCTATGTACATAATGAATCTGTTTGACATCTTCGGTTCGAATGATGTAAACATTACTTCTGTTGGGTCTAATAATTGTGCCATTTATGTTCTCCGTTTCTAATTCTTTAATATAAATATAGTTTATTTCAAAAAATAGTTAGTCCCCCTTAAAAAAGGGGAACTAATTTATTTTATACTATTCTGGAAATGCTGCTCCAGTTGGTAATACATTGAAATCAAGTACTATAAACTCTGCTGTTTTTGCTGGTTGTAAGAATATCTCACCTACCATAATGTTTCTATCAATTACATCTGGAGTGTTGTTGGTTTCATCCATCTTCACTTTAAATGCGTATAAACCTTGTCTTTGTTGGATTGATTCTAAATAAGGATTAACGATTGATAAGAATCTATTTCTCGTAGCTGCTGTGTTGTTTTCGAACACTAAGTAACGAGTAGATGATGCGATGAATTTCTTCACTGCGATTAACAATCTTCTTACATTGATTCTATCCAATGCCGATGGTTTAGCTTGTAATGTTTTCTGTCCAAATACAGTAACACCTTGACCAGGGAACGTAGCGATTGGATTCATTCTACCTTCGTAAAGTGCATCTCTCTCAACTCTCGTTAATCTTGTCTTAGCTTCAATTACTGAAGTTAATCCACCTCTGTTCAATCCAGCTGGTGCGAACCATTCAGCGGCAACCTGGTCGTTAAATGCTATAACGCCTGGAAGTACAACCGATGGCGGAACCCATACTGGTTTGTTCTTATCTGTATTAAGTATCTTAACCCAAGGATAGTAAGATGCTACATAGTTTGAATCAAATGCTTGAACTGCGTTAACAGCCGTTGAAATTGAATCACTCCATGCAGATGCATCCATTACAAAGAATGTATCTTGTCTATCTTCACACATATCTTTAGCGAAAGTAGTTACTGAAGAGTGTAATCTGTGGATAACACCTGGTAATACTAACATATTGATATCAAATTCATCAGGATTAGATACAGCGTTTATTGCTTTTCTGTATGCTAATGTACCTGCTGCTGTGTTTGAAGATAAATCATATCCTTGCGAATTTCCTGCTATGATATCGTTTCCTAAAGAAACAACTCTATTTGGTTTGAATCCATCAAAACCACCTTGGAAAGGTACTAAGAACTTTCTAGAGTTAATAGAAGTTGCGTTATCATTTAATGAAATTGCTGATGTATTAGGTGATGCTGATGATGGGAAGTTAGCCCCAGCGTCTTGATTGTAATCACCTAAATAGAATGCCGTACCTACACTAGCTCCAACCTTTGGTGTTGGTGCTAAGAAGTTTCTGTTATCTGTTCCAGCGAAATCAAAATCATATCCCCAAAATCTTTTAGGATTATATGAATCATTAATTTTTTGTGCTGCTACATAAGATGGATTAGGTAATGCGAATGCTGAACCGAATGGGTTTTGTATTGCTCCGAATCCGAAAGGTACTAAACTTTCATCAATTGCTTTGTTCATTACTGCTGCACTTGCTTCAACTCTAATATTTTCTGAATTGTTAGCGTAATCACCATTAGTTGATAATTTACCATCATCATCTACAGTAATATACTTATCACCAATTACTCTAACAATGTAGTTTGGTGAATCAGGGTCTAAGTTAACACCTTGAAAGGTTTCAACTAAATTAGGTCTGATATCAGAATCAACTACACCTACAAATGGTGAACCAGCAATCTTATCTTGGTCAACTCTTCTTACTACTACAGTAAATGAACCATATTCAGAACCAGGAACTGAACCGGCTGGCTTAATATCTTGGATACCAATTTTAAATTCGTAGTTAGTTGCCGTACCATGTGATAATGTATGGAACTTAAATAAGTTAGTAGTATTACCACCAACTTTTTGTGATGTAATAAATGGTGTAGATGCTTCAGTATAAGCTTTACCATAATCAATATCTGAACTTGTAGCGATAGTTACTACAGGAATCTCACCGGCTTTAGCGAATGATGCTGATTGGAATGTTTTAAAGTTTGAATAAACATATGCATCTTCTGCACCTCTTGCTGAAAATCCAAATGATTTAGTATAATAATTATCACTAGTCGGGTTTAAAGATGCTGAATAAAAATGTTCAGCTGCTTCAGAACCTGATAACTTTAGTGAAAATATTGATGCTGAAACATCTGTACTTGCTAAGTGGTCTGTAATTGTTGATTTAATGAACACATCTGTATCGGATACGATATCATGTGTTGGGTGTAGTACACCTACTACTTTTGCACCATGTGATGATGATACTGTCAATGCTACTGGGTTTTCTAATTTGTACCCGTCTTTTCCTAATACTCTAACGATTGTTGCAGTACCAGCATCTTCTAAATAAGCTTGTGCAGTATATGGTAGATATGAATCTTCTGTCAATCCACCGAATACTTGTTGAAACTCTTGAAAAGATGATACTGTTGTTGGAACGAATGCTGGTCCTTTAACTGCTGAACCTATTAATGCTGCTCCAATTTCGCCAATCCCTTGAGGTAGAAATGACAAGTCCTTTTCTCTCGTAAAAACTCCAGGACTTACTATTCTTTCTGCCATTTGATTCTCCTATTAATTTCTTTTGGTTTTTATTATATCTATAAATACATCAAAAAACTCAAAACGATTATATTTATGCGATAGGAGTGAAAGTTCCATTTTCAATATCGAACTCACCATTACCATATTTCTCTTTGAATTCATTGGTAATAGCAACTTCTTCATTTCTCATAGACTTAAACTGTTCAGATAGATTATCTTTAGCATCTTCAATATTTTTCAATATCATTTGTGCATTCAATCTTTCTACCTCTACCTCACCTATTCTTGCTGTAACCTCAGCAAAATCGCTTCTGAATTTGTTAACTCTTTCAATATCTTTTTCATCGATATTGATAACTTGTTTTTCCGTAATTTCTTTTACTTCTGCCATAACTTTAATGTTTTTTAATTTGTTTGTTATACTTTATGTGTATATAAATATGAGAATTTTTTTCTAAAGATTAAATTTTAGGAGTTGTTTTCCAAACTATCTTCGATGCACCAAATGCTTTTTGAGTATTTATTGTATTTTTACCTCTATCTTCTGGTACTAAATACGCCTTAGCAGTTAGTGTTACATTACTTCTAACGATTCTTTCTTCACCCACTCCATTGGTTGTATCAAACGAATAAGATTCTCCTTTAATTTGGAATTTGTATCTTTCACCGAATGCACCACCCTGAAAGTATATGATTTGTTCTACAACCTTATTCAAATCTTCCATAAAATCACACCATACAATTACATCATATGCTATATTAACGTAATCTGGCCTATCTACTATATATTTCTCTATAACAGGTTTTTGGTCTTGTAAAAGAGAAAATTGGTCATATCTATTTTCTTTTGAATATTTTTTAACAAATGATTGTGATGTATCTTCATCAGTCATTACTTTCAATTTAGAATACTCTGTATTGATATCTAATGAATTTCTTTTAAACGAAATCAATGGTGTTTGTACCTTACCATTATTATCTCTTAGGAATCCTTCTCTTTGAGCAGATGCCCAATTTTCAGGAGATGCATACATTACAGGAACAGGAATAAATTTACCATTTTCTTCAATAAGTGGTTTAACATCCTTTTCCAAAAAGCTTTTAAATGCTAAATCAATATCGTAAATACCTACGTTTACGTTTTTAACATTATCTTTTCTACGAGATACTTGTTTAGATTTATTCAATTTAGGGTCATCTGAAAAAGAACTTTGGGTTCTTTTCAAATCAATCTTATCATCTCTCTGTATTCTATATCTTTGAGCCATATTAGATTCCTACTGGTAAATCATTATTATCTTTATTAACACCTACTCTAAAATCATCTTTTAATTTTAGTTGACTTCTCTTAGCCACATGCGTTTCACATATAATAGATACACTATATCCATGCTCATCACCACCATCCCAAGTAGTTGGGTTTTTACCTGCGAAAAATTGGTTTTGGAATGTTACATCTACAATGTGTTGTTCATCGTTCCATTCAATTACATCACCTAATTCAGGAAATATATTTTTATCTACTAATGTATCTCTTAGGAAGTAGAAGTTTACGTTTCTAGTATAAGATGTACCAAACTCATCAAATACAGCTTCTGCGTTTGTTCTATCAACTAATGTTGGTATTTTTACAGGATTATAATAAACTTTGTTTTTACCTTCACCATATAAGTTTTGTTTTGTATCTTCTACAATGACCTTATAGTAATACACTTCGGTATCTATGATATCCGTTATCAACTCTTTGTTTATTTTACTAAACAAAGCCATATCTCTTTGTCCACCGAATAATGCCATTTGTTACCCTATATAAATTGCACGAGGTACTCTACTTAAAGTAGCTTCCATCGCTTCTGATTCTTCTTGTTGTGCTTGAAGTAATGCTTTTCTAGAAGTAGCTTCTAAGTTTTCTCTTAATTCTGAAATTAGGATTTCCTTTTCTGATGCTGCTTCACTTCTTAAATCAGCCCCATCTAATGTTATTTCTGAGTTAGGAATTGGTACTGAACTAAACTTAGCTCTTACTGCACCTAACATTTCTTTAGCCAATGCTAATGTATATTTTTCAACCCACCTTCTACCTACGTGGTTTATATGTGTATATTCAATTCTATCATATTTAGCATTTGAATAATCAGATACTACTGAATTAGCTACTATTGGGTTATTTCTTTCTGATTCTAAAACATAGTGAAAGTGCACTGTATAATCTCGTTCTGGTTTTGGAAATATTCTAATTCTATTGTTTTGAATATCAAACCCATATTGAGATTTACGAACCTTATCATTAAATTCAATCGCTTGAACTCTTAATAAATCATCATAAAGTGGTTGCATCATAAATGAAACACCTGGCGAATAATTACCCCATCCAAATGTATCCATCATTTGTTGTGAACCTAAACCAGTTCCTACGAATGGGTCAAAGTATCTAACCATAGCAGGTGGTGCGTTATGCATCATCTTTTTTATTTCGAATTTATCAACACCAGCAGTTCCACTTTCTAAAGATGCTCCTGAATTGGATACGTCTTGTAAATCATATATTTGTTGTCCTTTTTTAGCTGCGAATGAACCAGTATAATATGTTACACTACCACCACTACCTACTTCAGAACCATAATCTTTTGCTAAAGTTACTAATCCACCTAAATTAGCATTCATTTGTTTTTGAGATAAATTAGAACCAGTTGCTTGGCCTTTTATTGAAAGTAAATTTTCTCTAATATTAAATTGATTTACTTGAGATGAGTATTCTGTTACAGCTTCTTCAAAACAAGCATAGAAGTTTATGTCCTGTAGTTCTATATCAACTATAGGATAACCCAAACGTTTTGCGCACCAACCGGCTGTTTTATCAGCTGATGAAGTGAATTCTAAATCGGTATCATAGTATCCAAAAGGTGTACTACCTTCTGAGAAAGATGATGAACCCGGCCATATTGGAATGTTTACTGCCATTTACTATCTCCTAATTCTTTTATATAAATATGAGAATCTTTAAGAATCACTTTGTTTTGTAACTCATTGATACTCAGAGCTTTTCACTATCACTATCATAACCCATTGGTTTTCAGATAGTTATGTTATTTTTTCTTTTCTTCACAAGTATATGTATTGGATACTGCGCTATCATCATTAAGTTGAATACCACCGGTTGTACTTGTTGCTAAGAATCCTGCTCCAGCTAGAGTAGTTCCAGCTGAGTTTGTATATACTGTATCACCAGTTGTTGGTAATGTTCCACTACCATCGTGATAGAAGGTTGTATCGGGTGAATTTCCACATACCTGGCTATTGTTCGGACTACCATTTGCTGTAAACGCTGTAACGGAAACTTTATCGTGGTCGTATGAGTAAAACTCACTCATTTGATGAGGAGCATTTCCATCTGGTCTATCTGAAGTTGAATTTGCCGTATTGATTGTACCATATTGACCGATACTACATGAATATAAACCTACATTACTGTAAACGGCATACCCATTATAATTATTAATACCGAGTTCTCTTCGTATTGAGAACAAAGATAACATACCTGATGATGGAACTGCCATTACATTTTCCCTTTAAGTTGATTAATTTCTGATTTCAATTCATCAATCTGAGATTGTTGTTCTTTCATACCTTCAATTAATACTGCTACCATTTTTTCATAATCTACAGTTTTATATAATGTTTTATCATCTTCATCATCGTTTAAGAGTGGTTGTTCATGCTCATGCACAATATTAGGTATAACCTTTTCTACTTCTTGTGCGATTAATCCTAAATCACGCTTACCTTTTCTACTACCTGCATTCCAATCATACTCAACACCTCTAAGTGCTTTGATTTTATCTAATGGATTTTCAATTGTGGTTACATTATCTTTTAATCTTTCATCAGATATTGTTGTTGAATAAGCAACAACATCACCATCAACGTGTAAAGTACCACCATTAGCTAATCTCATATCTTCTGCACCGGCAGCATACCATCTAATACCTACAGAAGCATCGTAGAATGTATAGTCGTGTGTGTTACCTGTGTAGATGTCTGTAGATGTTGAGTTTCTACGTCTATCATTTTCTAAACGGAACGAAGTTCCACTTAAAGTCATACCATAGTTTCCATCTGCTGAATAGGTTGTGTTGGTATTTGTAACTGTAGAACTAATTTCGCCATCATCAGTAATTTCAATACCATCACCTGCTGAAAATTCACCTATAATATCTGCGGAAGATGGTATTGATAATGCTTTTGATGTTAACCCAGTAACGTGTCCATATGTATCTAATGTTACATCTTGAATTACTGTGTTACCACTATTATTTACTGAACCTGCTGATGAAGTATCAGTATGAGAGAATGTAGTTCCACTTAGAGATAATCCACTTCCAGCAGAATATGTTGTGTTGGTATCAGTATTAGTATCTGTTGAGGATATTGTTATATTACCACCACTTTCTGAAATTGATACGTTTGAACCAGCGATAAAATCTAAAGATTCAGTACTACCTAAAGTATTACCACCTGCAGTTACGTTTCTAAATGTGTTAGTGTTTGTATCCGTTGAGGATATTGTTACTTCACCTCCTGATTCGTTAATACTAACGTTTGTTCCTGCTATTAGGTGTAAAGTTTCAGTTGAACCTAATGAAGTTCCAGTTTCACCAGATGTTGTTCTTACGGCTCTAAATGTGTTAGTATCTGTGTTAGTATCTGTTGAGGATATAGTAATAGCATTGTTTGTAGATGAATAACCTAAAGATACATTTGTTCCAGCGATGAAGTTTACATTTTCTCCTGATGTAATTGTTCCTCTACTTATACTATTAACAAATAAATCCCATCCATTATAATTGTCATAAGTAGATGATAAACTGAATGTAGTACCACTTAGAGATAATCCAGTTCCTGCTGAATATGTAGTGTTAGTATTTGTATCACTCCAAGGAACGTTAACAAACATCTTACCAGATGATAATTCTACAGGATAATTCTTTCCACTTTCAGTATATCCAATTTTTACTAAACCTAAAGTAGAAGAAGTTGCCGTTGAATA